CGTGCGCTTCGTCTGCCGCATCGAGCGCGTCGGTGACCCGCTCGATGCGGCAGACGAAGCGCACGCAGGCCTGGCAGGAGACGACCCTCAAGGGCATCGCCTCCGAGATCGCGGGCCGGCATGACCTGGAGCTCCGCTATGGGGCAAGCCGCACCCCACGCCACGAGCGGCTCGATCAAGACCAAACGCCGGACCTCCGCTTCCTGCGCCGCCAGGCCGAGCGGTGGAACCTCTCCCTCCGCGTGGATGACGACCGCCTCATCATCACGAGCGATGGCCAGCTGAAGGCGCTTTCGGACCCGGCCTACCGATCGGCAGAGGGCGAGGAGGCCGAAGAGATTCTTACGTGCACGAGCTTCGAGCTGGAGGAGAAGACCTACGAGCTTGCGGGGAAGTGCGCCCTGACCTACGACGACGCGGTCAAGAACAAAAACATGAGGCGGGAAGTCGCCGACCCGGCGGCCCCAGACACGGCCGAGACGCTGACGGTCAACGAGCGGGTGCGCTCCCCGGATCAGGCCCGCCTTCGGGCCGCGGCCAACCTCGAGCGCCACAACCGCGAGCGGTTCGTTGCCCAGCTGTCGCTTCCGGGCCGGCCCCAGGTCCGCCCAGGGTTCACCCTTCCCCTGAGTGGATTCGGACGCTTCGACGGAGAGTACGTGATCAGCGAGGCGACCCACAAGATCAGCCGGAGCGGGTACGAAACCGACGCGAGTCTTCGACGAAAGCGAGACCCTCTTGCATGATTGAGTTGACCTATGAAAGTTGACCCATGACTGACTTCAACGGCCAGGCCGAGCGGCAGGCCCTGCAGGCGCTTCTGCAGCGGATTATCCGCATTGGCAACGTGTCAGCGCGGTTCCCGAAAGAGGGAGCCGTGCAGGTTGAGTTCCGGGACGCCGGCCCCGAGGGCACGCCCACGTGGAAGTGTCCGGTTATTCAGCCAAAGACGAAGGCGGACAAGGCGTACTGGATGCCAGACAAGGGCGAGCGGGTGGTCGTCCTGAGCCTTCCGCAGGGCCCGGAAATGGGCCTCGTGGTGGGCGCGTTCTACAACGAGCGCGACTCGGTGCCGGCCGAATCCAACGACAAGGCCCAAGTCACCTTTCAGGACGGAACCGTAGTGTTTTATGACCGGGAAGAGAGTCTTTTGAAGGTAGAGGCGAAGGGAGAGGTCACCATCACGGCTGAGGATAACGTGAACGTTGAGACGCAAGGAGACGTGACGGTCACAACAGACGGGAAGGCGACCGTGGAGGCCGCAAAAAAGGCGCTCATTACCGGAAACGCTGGCGTCGAGATCGACGGGGGCCCTGGAGCAAACATGGACGTGCTCGTCCACCCGAAGGCACTGTCCGACTTTACAGGGAAACCCATTCAGCCGCCTTCCTCCACGGTCAAGGGAAGTCCGTGACGCGGTCCGAAGCGAAAAGCAACGATGAACCCCTCATCGACGCCCGGTAAAAAAAGCGAAGCCAATGCCCGCCCCTACGCAATCGGATTTGGAGGACGCCTTGATCGAGGCTCTGCCTGCCGTCTTCAAAGACGACGCGGGCACCGTGACCGGCGAGCAGGCCGAGTGGACCAGTGCCCTCACGCAGGCGATGCATGAGGCCTGGACGGACTGGCAGGACGCCATCACCGGGGGCGGCCTCACGGTGAGCGGGTCGGGCACCCCGACGTGGACGGGCACGGGGGAGGGGGGCTCCCTCAGCGAAGGCACGGCGATGGAATGGGCCTCGTCTCCATCCTTCGGAAAAACGCAGGAACTGACAGAGCTCAAGGGCGCCCTCGCGGAGGAAGTGAAACAGCGCTTTGCGACGTGGGTCGGGGACTACTCGTTTAGCGGCGCGTCCTACGAGGGCACCTCAACCGCGACCTCTTCAAGCAGCGGCACCTTCGACGCGACGGCCGTGGGAACGGAAGTGCTCTCGGCGATTGGGTCCGGCACGCAGCCGAGCGCAGTGAAATCCGACGTGCTTTCGTCGTTGGAAGGGAAGGGGTGGAAGCCGGGCAAGGAGGAGGCCAAGATCGGCCAGTGGCTCGGCGCCTTCGACGCGATGCTCTCCGGTCAGTTTCAGGCCTGGCTCGGCCAGACCAAATGGATCGACAATACCGTGCAGGGCCCCTCCGCAGCAGGAAGCGGCTCAGGGACGGGTACATCTAACAATGACGGCGGACTGAACTGATTATGATCGGATCGTTCGGTGACATTACATTTGAGGTGCCCCTGGCCCCGGAGACGGCCGAGCACAGCAAGGCGGCCGATTACGCGTCCCACGAGGTGGTCGGCGGCGCGCCGATTCGGGAGCGGGTGGGAGAGGCGGCCGATGAGGTCTCCTTCACGATCCGCCTGCGCCGCCGCTGGATGGACACGGTCGTGAACGTAGGCCGTGAGCTTGAGACCTTGCGCGGGAAGGTCGATGCCGACGAGCCGGAGCGCCTGCTCGTGGGCCCCGACGTGCTGGGGCGCTACGTGCTTACGGCCGTGGACACCACCTACGTGCGCGCTTCCGAGGACCGGATCGATGCGGCCGACGTGGACCTGACATTTGAAGAGTACAACTGACGAAGAGCATAACTGATGAAAAGCATAACTGACCAGCTCGCCCTATGCCTAAGACCGGCCCCATCACGAAAGACATCGATTTCGGCGCCAGCGGCGCGCAGGAGGTGCTTCAGAACGTGGGCATCATCCTCGCCACCCGCACCGGCACGGTGCCCCTCGATCGCCAGTTCGGGCTCACGTGGGACCAGGTGGACGACCCCAGGCCGATCGCCGCCCAGCGGCTGAAGGCGGAGGTGGCCGAGGCCATCGCCGAGCACGAGCCCCGCGCTACAGCCCAGCAGATTGAGGTGGCCGCCTCGGGGCCGGATGGGCGCCTGGAGCCGACCGTGACCATTTCGATCGATTTAGATGCCGCATAAGAGTTTATTTCCCATGGCCACTGCCACTCGCACAAACGGACAACTGTACGGCCCCGACGGGGAGGTCCTCCGCTTTGCCGACGACCCGCCCTCTGATGAAGAGCTTCAGTCGGAAATCGGCGGTCTGCAGCTGGGCACCTTCCAGTCGCTTCTCGGCGCGATGCCCGAGATCGACGACCTCGAGGCCGACGAGGGGGAAGACATCTGGGACCGTATGCTCGACGACGCCCACGTTTTCGCCAATATCTTCCAGCTCAAAAATCGGATTCTGTCGAAGCCCTGGGACCTCGTGCCGGCCGGTGACTCGGCCGAGGCGGAGCGCATCGCCGATCACGTCCGTGAGGAAATCGGCCGGATTGACCTCGACCAGCTCGTCGAGCACCTCCTGCGCATGCTCACCCACAAATACGCGGTCGCCGAGCTCGTGTGGGAGGAGGCACAGGGGGGGTCCCGACCGATTGGTCGGGCCCTCCATCACGAGCGCAAGCGCTTCGGGCTGGATGAGGATGGGCAGCTACGCTTCGGGCTCGGGCAGATGGAGGAGGTGCCTCCGCATAAGTTCGTGTGGTCGGTCCTATTTCAGGCGCCGGGGCGGCCCTATGGAAAGAGCCTGCTGCAAAGCGTCTACTGGCCCTGGCGGTTCAAGCAGATGGGTTTGGAGGGGTGGTCCACGGCCCTCGACCGGCTGGGGGTGCCCTCGCTCGTGGCCCTGGCCGAGGGGGGCGACCAGCAGGACCTAGACAAAGTTGCCAACGACCTTTCAGACGTTGCAAATGGCTCCTCCTCGGCGCTCTCGAACGTGCAGTCAATCGAGACGATCGGCGGGGAGAAGGTAAAAGGATTTCAGGGCTTCATGCGCTTCCTCAACGCAGAGATCTCGAAGGGCATCGCGACGGCGACCCTACAGGTGGAAGAAGGACGGGAGCGCACCGAGCGGGGAGAGACGCGGGTCCACGACGACAACGCCCGAGACGTGGCCCAGTACGTGTCTATGCGGCTTCAGGATCGGATCAACGCGAAGGTGATTCGGCCGACCGTCCTCTTTGAGTTTGGAGAAGAGGGCCTGCCACTAGCCCCGGCCCTGCGGTACGACTGGCGCGATCGGGCCACCTGGACGGAGGTAAGCGAGGCGATGGAGCAGGGCGTGCCCTTGTCTGTCCGCCTGCTGCGGCAGGACTACAACCTTCCAATCCCCGAAGACGAGAAGGGCGACGATGCGTTCGTGAGCCCGGCCGTGCAGCCACGAACAGGAGTGACACAAATGGCTGACCCCGCTCTTAAGCACTGGAGCGACGAGGATCTCCGCAATTATCTTAACGGACCGAAGGGCCCACCGTCTACTGGCACTGCGTTGAAAACTGATCGTGTGAGACGAGAGCTTGAGCGGAGGGAGAATAAAAAAAAAGGACGGTTGACGAAAAGCGACGTTTTGCCGACGCCGAGGCCCTTGAGCGAGAACGCGGGCTCTTAGGCACCCGCGAAGGCGGGCTCCAGCGGTTTACGTCCGCCGCGGGGCCGCTTCTTGCGCCCCTCCGGGAGAACCTGCCCGAGATTCTTCAGGAGCCGAGTTTGCCGGAGGAGTGGTACGAGGCGCTAACCGAGGCAGGGGCGCACTTCCTTCTTTGGACCAACCTGCGCGGGCGGGCGGACGTCTTGACAGGTGCCCCGACGGAGGTCCGGCCGGAGACGTTTGCCGACTTTGAGGTGAGCTCCGAAGACATCCCGTTCGAGCAGGCGGTGGAGGCGCTCCGGGCCCGGCTGCCAATCGACTCGGAGCTCTTTGGCCAGCTGGAGGCGGCGCTGAAGTTCCGGGCGTTCACCGCGGCCCGCCTGGGCGGCCAGGACCTTTTGGCTCGCCTGCAGGACGTGATGGCCGAGAGCATCCGGGAGGGAGAGGGCGTCGCGGCCTTCGTCGAGCGGGTTGGGGCGGACGAGCTCCTGGAGCAGAGCGGCTTTGCGCGCAAAAATCCGTTCTACCTGGAGACCGTCTACCGAACCAACACCACCACGGCGTACAACGCCGGCCGGCGCGCGGAATTTGAGGAGCTTTCCGAGGCGATTGCGATGCTTGAGTTTTTTGGCATCGCCGACGGCAGACAAACCGACATCTGTAACTCCTACGACGGCATCCGGCGGCCGCAGGACGACCCGATCTGGGGCGTCATCACGCCCCCAAACCACTTCAATTGCCGGTCTACTGTGCGGGCGATCTACCGGGGCACCTCGGAGGCGGAAGAGCTTTCGCCCACCCCGGAGACGGAAACTACACGAGCGCTCCAGGACGAGCCTCCCGACGAGGGCTTCGAGTCTGCACCGACCACACCAGAGGAACTGGCCGAGATGCCGGCTGACGTGCGGGAGCGGGCAGAGCAGTTCGGGATTCTGGGGGACCTACAGGAGCGGCGGCGGGAGCTGGAGATATAGCCGGCCCAGTGCCTGATGTGCTGGCTGATCGAAGATATAATACCTCAAAGGTGCGATTAAATCTTCCCTGGAAGGACCTCCAGGTGCTGATGCAGGCCGCATTTCAATACCTCAAAGGTGCGATTAAATCCCCGTGTGTGCGGGGTCACCCCCCTCCTCGATCAAAGCAAGTCCGTCTTCGAAGGGCCTATCCCCGCGTGTGCGGGGCTAATCCGGTACAGCGCCTCGGGGGAGTGTCGACCGGGATCACCCCATCACGTAGTTGAGAATCCCAAGCACGGCCGTCACGAACGCCGCAGCGCCGTAGATCCGCGTTGTGAGGTGCCGGCGAAGGCGGTCCTCCATCGCCTCCATGTCTGTGCGGAGCTGATCCTCTAGGTCGTCGAGGTCCTCAGCCGTAGCGGAGGCCACGTCGAGCTCAGATAAGAGCTGGGCAAGCCCCTCCGACTGATCCTCGTCGAAACCGAGGTCCTTCAAGCGCTTCGATGCATCGAGGGTGTCGATCGGCATGGGCCTTACGCTTCGTCAAAGTCAACAGCTGATTCTTTCAATACCTCAAAAGTGCAATTAAAACCCCGTGTGTGGGGGGCAAGCACTGATAAATAGCAGGTCCAAAGACAACAGTTCCCGCCTGTGAAAATTTTTCCCGCGGCCCGACTTAGCGGCACAGCGGCTGTGAGGTTGGCGTACCTCAGGCACGCTCTCTTATCCCTTCGGTCCCGGCCCGATGCCCGACCCTCCGGACTTTACCGAGACGAACCCTGACCCGATCGAGTCCGATCTCCTGACGACCTACGAGAAGGAGGCGGGGAAAACTCTTTTCGATGGGAACCCGGTGCGACTCGTTTTGGAGGCAGTGGTCTACGTGCTCGCCGTCCAGCGAAGCCAAATCCAAGGCGCCGCGGAGCAAAACTTGGTACAGTTCGCGACGGGTGACAACCTTGATTTTCTCGGCAAGCTCTATGCGCTCTCGCGAAAGCCGGTCCAGAAGACGACCTGCACTCTTCAGTTCAGCACTGACGGGACGGCTGCCCAAAGTGACATCACAATCCCTGCCGGCACGAAGGTCGCGACGCAGTCAGGCGACATCGAGTTTGCGACTGACGAAGAGGTTATCCTCCAGTCGAGAGACACGTCGGTAACGGTGGGCGCCACGGCCACGACCCCCGGCGCGGATCACAATCGGTTCGTCGCGGGGCAGGTCTCGGAGATCGTCAACCCGATCGCCGGCGTCGCTGCGGCTCAGAACACGGATAAAACCAGTGGCGGAGCGGACGTCGAGTCCGACGAGAGCTTCCGGGAGCGGATACGGGAAGCCCCCGAGACTTTTGCCGTAGGCGGCCCGGCGCAGGCATACAGCGCCGTGGCAGTGGCCGCCGTGCCCGGCATTAAATCGGCGGCCATCCAAAACCCGAGCCCGGGGCAGGTCGACGTGTACGTGCTCCGGGAGGGAGGAAACCTGCCTACGCAAACCGACCTGGATGACGTCGAGCTTGCGTTGAGCCAGGAGGACACCCGCCCTCTGACCGATACGGTCTCCGTGAAGGCCCCGACCGAAGTCCAGTACGACATCGACCTGACGTACGTCATCTTCGAACGCTTCGAGGGGGAGAAAACTCGAATCGACGACGACGTTACCACTGCCGTCGACGACTACGTCGCCTGGCAGCGACTGGAAGCTGGCCGAGACGTGAATCCTGACGACCTTGAACGACGTCTTCTCCAGATCGAGGGCATAAAGAGAGTCGGGCTTACGAGCCCGGCCGTCCAGACCCTCGACGAAACGCAGGTGGCTCGGCTGGACGCACGTGCCGTTTCTTTCGATAGCTTCGAGACGGAGTAACGCCGATGGCCCAAACGCCCGTCGACATTTCAGGGGTCCTGCCCGAGTCGATCTCGGAAGATGGGCAAGTCCAGGACGTGGCCACGGCCGTGGCCACGTCCTGGACTTGCCCATCTTCCGAGATCGACTCGGGCAGGACCCCTGAAATGTCGACGGGCGTTTGGGCCATCGGCGTTACTCCGTCTCGAAGCTATCGAAAGAAACGGCACGTGCGTCCAGCCGAGCCACCTGCGTTTCGTCGAGGGTCTGGACGGCCGGGCTCGTAAGCCCGACTCTCTTTATGCCCTCGATCTGGAGAAGACGTCGTTCAAGGTCGTCAGGATTCACGTCTCGGCCAGCTTCCAGTCGCTGCCAGGCGACGTAGTCGTCGACGGCAGTGGTAACGTCGTCGTCGATTCGAGTTTTCTCCCCCTCGAAGCGTTCGAAGATGACGTACGTCAGGTCGATGTCGTACTGGACTTCGGTCGGGGCCTTCACGGAGACCGTATCGGTCAGAGGGCGGGTGTCCTCCTGGCTCAACGCAAGCTCGACGTCATCCAGGTCGGTTTGCGTAGGCAGGTTTCCTCCCTCCCGGAGCACGTACACGTCGACCTGCCCCGGGCTCGGGTTTTGGATGGCCGCCGATTTAATGCCGGGCACGGCGGCCACTGCCACGGCGCTGTATGCCTGCGCCGGGCCGCCTACGGCAAAAGTCTCGGGGGCTTCCCGTATCCGCTCCCGGAAGCTCTCGTCGGACTCGACGTCCGCTCCGCCACTGGTTTTATCCGTGTTCTGAGCCGCAGCGACGCCGGCGATCGGGTTGACGATCTCCGAGACCTGCCCCGCGACGAACCGATTGTGATCCGCGCCGGGGGTCGTGGCCGTGGCGCCCACCGTTACCGACGTGTCTCTCGACTGGAGGATAACCTCTTCGTCAGTCGCAAACTCGATGTCGCCTGACTGCGTCGCGACCTTCGTGCCGGCAGGGATTGTGATGTCACTTTGGGCAGCCGTCCCGTCAGTGCTGAACTGAAGAGTGCAGGTCGTCTTCTGGACCGGCTTTCGCGAGAGCGCATAGAGCTTGCCGAGAAAATCAAGGTTGTCACCCGTCGCGAACTGTACCAAGTTTTGCTCCGCGGCGCCTTGGATTTGGCTTCGCTGGACGGCGAGCACGTAGACCACTGCCTCCAAAACGAGTCGCACCGGGTTCCCATCGAAAAGAGTTTTCCCCGCCTCCTTCTCGTAGGTCGTCAGGAGATCGGACTCGATCGGGTCAGGGTTCGTCTCGGTAAAGTCCGGAGGGTCGGGCATCGGGCCGGGACCGAAGGGATAAGAGAGCGTGCCTGAGGTACGCCAACCTCACAGCCGCTGTGCCGCTAAGTCGGGCCGCGGGAAAAATTTTCACAGGCGGGAACTGTTGTCTTTGGACCTGCTATTTATCAGTGCTTGCCCCCCACACACGGGGTTTTAATTGCACTTTTGAGGTATTGAAAGAATCAGCTGTTGACTTTGACGAAGCGTAAGGCCCATGCCGATCGACACCCTCGATGCATCGAAGCGCTTGAAGGACCTCGGTTTCGACGAGGATCAGTCGGAGGGGCTTGCCCAGCTCTTATCTGAGCTCGACGTGGCCTCCGCTACGGCTGAGGACCTCGACGACCTAGAGGATCAGCTCCGCACAGACATGGAGGCGATGGAGGACCGCCTTCGCCGGCACCTCACAACGCGGATCTACGGCGCTGCGGCGTTCGTGACGGCCGTGCTTGGGATTCTCAACTACGTGATGGGGTGATCCCGGTCGACACTCCCCCGAGGCGCTGTACCGGATTAGCCCCGCACACGCGGGGATAGGCCCTTCGAAGACGGACTTGCTTTGATCGAGGAGGGGGGTGACCCCGCACACACGGGGATTTAATCGCACCTTTGAGGTATTGAAATGCGGCCTGCATCAGCACCTGGAGGTCCTTCCAGGGAAGATTTAATCGCACCTTTGAGGTATTATATCTTCGATCAGCCAGCACATCAGGCACTGGGCCGGCTATATCTCCAGCTCCCGCCGCCGCTCCTGTAGGTCCCCCAGAATCCCGAACTGCTCTGCCCGCTCCCGCACGTCAGCCGGCATCTCGGCCAGTTCCTCTGGTGTGGTCGGTGCAGACTCGAAGCCCTCGTCGGGAGGCTCGTCCTGGAGCGCTCGTGTAGTTTCCGTCTCCGGGGTGGGCGAAAGCTCTTCCGCCTCCGAGGTGCCCCGGTAGATCGCCCGCACAGTAGACCGGCAATTGAAGTGGTTTGGGGGCGTGATGACGCCCCAGATCGGGTCGTCCTGCGGCCGCCGGATGCCGTCGTAGGAGTTACAGATGTCGGTTTGTCTGCCGTCGGCGATGCCAAAAAACTCAAGCATCGCAATCGCCTCGGAAAGCTCCTCAAATTCCGCGCGCCGGCCGGCGTTGTACGCCGTGGTGGTGTTGGTTCGGTAGACGGTCTCCAGGTAGAACGGATTTTTGCGCGCAAAGCCGCTCTGCTCCAGGAGCTCGTCCGCCCCAACCCGCTCGACGAAGGCCGCGACGCCCTCTCCCTCCCGGATGCTCTCGGCCATCACGTCCTGCAGGCGAGCCAAAAGGTCCTGGCCGCCCAGGCGGGCCGCGGTGAACGCCCGGAACTTCAGCGCCGCCTCCAGCTGGCCAAAGAGCTCCGAGTCGATTGGCAGCCGGGCCCGGAGCGCCTCCACCGCCTGCTCGAACGGGATGTCTTCGGAGCTCACCTCAAAGTCGGCAAACGTCTCCGGCCGGACCTCCGTCGGGGCACCTGTCAAGACGTCCGCCCGCCCGCGCAGGTTGGTCCAAAGAAGGAAGTGCGCCCCTGCCTCGGTTAGCGCCTCGTACCACTCCTCCGGCAAACTCGGCTCCTGAAGAATCTCGGGCAGGTTCTCCCGGAGGGGCGCAAGAAGCGGCCCCGCGGCGGACGTAAACCGCTGGAGCCCGCCTTCGCGGGTGCCTAAGAGCCCGCGTTCTCGCTCAAGGGCCTCGGCGTCGGCAAAACGTCGCTTTTCGTCAACCGTCCTTTTTTTTTATTCTCCCTCCGCTCAAGCTCTCGTCTCACACGATCAGTTTTCAACGCAGTGCCAGTAGACGGTGGGCCCTTCGGTCCGTTAAGATAATTGCGGAGATCCTCGTCGCTCCAGTGCTTAAGAGCGGGGTCAGCCATTTGTGTCACTCCTGTTCGTGGCTGCACGGCCGGGCTCACGAACGCATCGTCGCCCTTCTCGTCTTCGGGGATTGGAAGGTTGTAGTCCTGCCGCAGCAGGCGGACAGACAAGGGCACGCCCTGCTCCATCGCCTCGCTTACCTCCGTCCAGGTGGCCCGATCGCGCCAGTCGTACCGCAGGGCCGGGGCTAGTGGCAGGCCCTCTTCTCCAAACTCAAAGAGGACGGTCGGCCGAATCACCTTCGCGTTGATCCGATCCTGAAGCCGCATAGACACGTACTGGGCCACGTCTCGGGCGTTGTCGTCGTGGACCCGCGTCTCTCCCCGCTCGGTGCGCTCCCGTCCTTCTTCCACCTGTAGGGTCGCCGTCGCGATGCCCTTCGAGATCTCTGCGTTGAGGAAGCGCATGAAGCCCTGAAATCCTTTTACCTTCTCCCCGCCGATCGTCTCGATTGACTGCACGTTCGAGAGCGCCGAGGAGGAGCCATTTGCAACGTCTGAAAGGTCGTTGGCAACTTTGTCTAGGTCCTGCTGGTCGCCCCCCTCGGCCAGGGCCACGAGCGAGGGCACCCCCAGCCGGTCGAGGGCCGTGGACCACCCCTCCAAACCCATCTGCTTGAACCGCCAGGGCCAGTAGACGCTTTGCAGCAGGCTCTTTCCATAGGGCCGCCCCGGCGCCTGAAATAGGACCGACCACACGAACTTATGCGGAGGCACCTCCTCCATCTGCCCGAGCCCGAAGCGTAGCTGCCCATCCTCATCCAGCCCGAAGCGCTTGCGCTCGTGATGGAGGGCCCGACCAATCGGTCGGGACCCCCCCTGTGCCTCCTCCCACACGAGCTCGGCGACCGCGTATTTGTGGGTGAGCATGCGCAGGAGGTGCTCGACGAGCTGGTCGAGGTCAATCCGGCCGATTTCCTCACGGACGTGATCGGCGATGCGCTCCGCCTCGGCCGAGTCACCGGCCGGCACGAGGTCCCAGGGCTTCGACAGAATCCGATTTTTGAGCTGGAAGATATTGGCGAAAACGTGGGCGTCGTCGAGCATACGGTCCCAGATGTCTTCCCCCTCGTCGGCCTCGAGGTCGTCGATCTCGGGCATCGCGCCGAGAAGCGACTGGAAGGTGCCCAGCTGCAGACCGCCGATTTCCGACTGAAGCTCTTCATCAGAGGGCGGGTCGTCGGCAAAGCGGAGGACCTCCCCGTCGGGGCCGTACAGTTGTCCGTTTGTGCGAGTGGCAGTGGCCATGGGAAATAAACTCTTATGCGGCATCTAAATCGATCGAAATGGTCACGGTCGGCTCCAGGCGCCCATCCGGCCCCGAGGCGGCCACCTCAATCTGCTGGGCTGTAGCGCGGGGCTCGTGCTCGGCGATGGCCTCGGCCACCTCCGCCTTCAGCCGCTGGGCGGCGATCGGCCTGGGGTCGTCCACCTGGTCCCACGTGAGCCCGAACTGGCGATCGAGGGGCACCGTGCCGGTGCGGGTGGCGAGGATGATGCCCACGTTCTGAAGCACCTCCTGCGCGCCGCTGGCGCCGAAATCGATGTCTTTCGTGATGGGGCCGGTCTTAGGCATAGGGCGAGCTGGTCAGTTATGCTTTTCATCAGTTATGCTCTTCGTCAGTTGTACTCTTCAAATGTCAGGTCCACGTCGGCCGCATCGATCCGGTCCTCGGAAGCGCGCACGTAGGTGGTGTCCACGGCCGTAAGCACGTAGCGCCCCAGCACGTCGGGGCCCACGAGCAGGCGCTCCGGCTCGTCGGCATCGACCTTCCCGCGCAAGGTCTCAAGCTCACGGCCTACGTTCACGACCGTGTCCATCCAGCGGCGGCGCAGGCGGATCGTGAAGGAGACCTCATCGGCCGCCTCTCCCACCCGCTCCCGAATCGGCGCGCCGCCGACCACCTCGTGGGACGCGTAATCGGCCGCCTTGCTGTGCTCGGCCGTCTCCGGGGCCAGGGGCACCTCAAATGTAATGTCACCGAACGATCCGATCATAATCAGTTCAGTCCGCCGTCATTGTTAGATGTACCCGTCCCTGAGCCGCTTCCTGCTGCGGAGGGGCCCTGCACGGTATTGTCGATCCATTTGGTCTGGCCGAGCCAGGCCTGAAACTGACCGGAGAGCATCGCGTCGAAGGCGCCGAGCCACTGGCCGATCTTGGCCTCCTCCTTGCCCGGCTTCCACCCCTTCCCTTCCAACGACGAAAGCACGTCGGATTTCACTGCGCTCGGCTGCGTGCCGGACCCAATCGCCGAGAGCACTTCCGTTCCCACGGCCGTCGCGTCGAAGGTGCCGCTGCTTGAAGAGGTCGCGGTTGAGGTGCCCTCGTAGGACGCGCCGCTAAACGAGTAGTCCCCGACCCACGTCGCAAAGCGCTGTTTCACTTCCTCCGCGAGGGCGCCCTTGAGCTCTGTCAGTTCCTGCGTTTTTCCGAAGGATGGAGACGAGGCCCATTCCATCGCCGTGCCTTCGCTGAGGGAGCCCCCCTCCCCCGTGCCCGTCCACGTCGGGGTGCCCGACCCGCTCACCGTGAGGCCGCCCCCGGTGATGGCGTCCTGCCAGTCCGTCCAGGCCTCATGCATCGCCTGCGTGAGGGCACTGGTCCACTCGGCCTGCTCGCCGGTCACGGTGCCCGCGTCGTCTTTGAAGACGGCAGGCAGAGCCTCGATCAAGGCGTCCTCCAAATCCGATTGCGTAGGGGCGGGCATTGGCTTCGCTTTTTTTACCGGGCGTCGATGAGGGGTTCATCGTTGCTTTTCGCTTCGGACCGCGTCACGGACTTCCCTTGACCGTGGAGGAAGGCGGCTGAATGGGTTTCCCTGTAAAGTCGGACAGTGCCTTCGGGTGGACGAGCACGTCCATGTTTGCTCCAGGGCCCCCGTCGATCTCGACGCCAGCGTTTCCGGTAATGAGCGCCTTTTTTGCGGCCTCCACGGTCGCCTTCCCGTCTGTTGTGACCGTCACGTCTCCTTGCGTCTCAACGTTCACGTTATCCTCAGCCGTGATGGTGACCTCTCCCTTCGCCTCTACCTTCAAAAGACTCTCTTCCCGGTCATAAAACACTACGGTTCCGTCCTGAAAGGTGACTTGGGCCTTGTCGTTGGATTCGGCCGGCACCGAGTCGCGCTCGTTGTAGAACGCGCCCACCACGAGGCCCATTTCCGGGCCCTGCGGAAGGCTCAGGACGACCACCCGCTCGCCCTTGTCTGGCATCCAGTACGCCTTGTCCGCCTTCGTCTTTGGCTGAATAACCGGACACTTCCACGTGGGCGTGCCCTCGGGGCCGGCGTCCCGGAACTCAACCTGCACGGCTCCCTCTTTCGGGAACCGCGCTGACACGTTGCCAATGCGGATAATCCGCTGCAGAAGCGCCTGCAGGGCCTGCCGCTCGGCCTGGCCGTTGAAGTCAGTCATGGGTCAACTTTCATAGGTCAACTCAATCATGCAAGAGGGTCTCGCTTTCGTCGAAGACTCGCGTCGGTTTCGTACCCGCTCCGGCTGATCTTGTGGGTCGCCTCGCTGATCACGTACTCTCCGTCGAAGCGTCCGAATCCACTCAGGGGAAGGGTGAACCCTGGGCGGACCTGGGGCCGGCCCGGAAGCGACAGCTGGGCAACGAACCGCTCGCGGTTGTGGCGCTCGAGGTTGGCCGCGGCCCGAAGGCGGGCCTGATCCGGGGAGCGCACCCGCTCGTTGACCGTCAGCGTCTCGGCCGTGTCTGGGGCCGCCGGGTCGGCGACTTCCCGCCTCATGTTTTTGTTCTTGACCGCGTCGTCGTAGGTCAGGGCGCACTTCCCCGCAAGCTCGTAGGTCTTCTCCTCCAGCTCGAAGCTCGTGCACGTAAGAATCTCTTCGGCCTCCTCGCCCTCTGCCGATCGGTAGGCCGGGTCCGAAAGCGCCTTCAGCTGGCCATCGCTCGTGATGATGAGGCGGTCGTCATCCACGCGGAGGGAGAGGTTCCACCGCTCGGCCTGGCGGCGCAGGAAGCGGAGGTCCGGCGTTTGGTCTTGATCGAGCCGCTCGTGGCGTGGGGTGCGGCTTGCCCCATAGCGGAGCTCCAGGTCATGCCGGCCCGCGATCTCGGAGGCGATGCCCTTGAGGGTCGTCTCCTGCCAGGCCTGCGTGCGCTTCGTCTGCCGCATCGAGCGGGTCACCGACGCGCTCGATGCGGCAGACGAAGCGCACG